TCTACAACTTTTTGATTCTCTTCTGATTCTTTGTTGTATCTATTAAAGAAGTTAACAGCCTTCTGTTGTTCAGGAGTCAGCTTTGACCCAGCTTTAATTTCTTCATAGTATTTGGACTTTTGCCCGTCCAAGTGGGCTCTAGCGTTAGCAACTTGCTCTTTCAACGCTAATTTTTTTCTTTTTATATCTCTTTCTTCGTCTTCTTCTTCGTTATATGAAAACGAGTCTTCCATTAAAAAACTAATCTCATCATCTGTAAGATGTTTTTTAGTTTGTCTATAATATTCTCTTAAAACAGTATTGTCATCAAACTTGCTATAATCTTGATTTAATCTAACATAGTCTTCTACATCACCACCAGTTTCTTCCATAAAGTCTATTAACTTTTGTATGTTTTCTGGTAAATCTTTACCCGTTTCTTGAGCTTCAGCTATAGCCTCTTTAGTTTCTTCAACTAATTCTTCTGTTTGTTCTTCAACTTTTTCCTCTGTTATTTCTTCAATAACGGGTTGTTCATCTTGAACGGTATCGGATTTTTCACTTTCTCCGGTAACTTCTTCAACGACTTTTTCGTTTTCTTCCTGAACCTCTCCGCTAGTTTCGGATTCGTCGCGTACAGGAACCTCATCTGTGCTTTGCTCTGGAACGGCATCTTCTTCTTTTTTTGGTGGGTTATTTAAATCTACTTTTGCGACATTACTGTCTTTGTTTAATTCTTTTTCGCTAAAATCTACTTTAGCTATATTGTCAGCAGCCTTTTCGACTACTTCTTCTTTTTTCTTTTTTGCCATAATATAATATAATAATAATTAATAAACTTGTCTATCTAAGACCGCTAGCTCTATTATTACTTGCGGACTCAAACTTTTTAGGTGCTTTATCACCTTTTCTTTGATCTATAAGCTCACTTTGTTGTGTTGCTTGTATTCTTGTTCTTTCGTCTTTACGATCTTCTTTTGTTCTTTCTCTATTCATCATACCTTGAACCTCAATACCTTTTAAACCTCTTTGCATTTGAAACTCTAATTGCATTAGTTGTTTTTTGTGATCAAAGTCTTGGTTTGCTTTTTGAGCTTCAAGCTGTGCTTTGGTTTGTGCTAGCTGTGCTTGCATTTCCATTTGAGCTTGATTTTTTTTCATTTCAGCTTGAGCTGCTACTTGTTGAGCTTGTGCATTAGCCTGTGCTTGAGCTTGTATATTAGCTCTTTGAGCTGCTTGATCTCTTTCAAACTTTTGTTTTCTACGTATTTTTAAAAGCTGATTAGCTAGTTTTAAATTTTTAATTTCTCTAATATCAATAGCATCTTCTAAACCTATACTTTGTTGAGCTAAAGCTACTTGTATATTATTTTCAAGCAAAGCTTTTTCTTCTTCGTCTGGTGCTAGTTCAATAAATATACCAAAGTCGTATAAATGTAAATGCTCTATTTCTTCTAACGTAGCTACATTATGAACACCTATAGCTTGTATGAAAGCATCACGCGTTGGTGAATATTCTATAATATCAGATATTCTAAGTGATAGTGACTCTGCTACTTCAGAAGTTAAAAATAAACCAGACTGTAATATGTGTCTTGTAGCTGTATTACTATTTGCTGCTGCTAATTTTTGTACACCTACTAAAGCATTTTTATCTGGTGTGCTACCATCTCTAGCTTCATTAAGCCCGGTAGTGTCTCTAATCATTTGTAGATAATAATTGTAATTACCAATTAAAGCTTGTATTTTATTACCACCACTACCACTTGTTATTTCTTGTATCGGCACTTTACCAGGATTCATATCACCTTCAGAAGTTAATGATCTACCAATAACACTACCTGTTTGGAAGAACATGTTTAACG